CTAATAAAACAGATTATAGCGAAAAAGAAAGATTAGAATTACGTAAACAATATCAAGATGCAATTCTTCAATCTATAGATACAGCATATCAAAATCAAAGTGCAGCACTTGACCTTAATTATGATGATACTAAAAGAAAAGATAGTGAATATTATGATTCAGCAAGAACAGCTTTAGATGAATATCAAGCAAAATTAAAAGCTGCAAATGATGCAGGTTCTATTGATGATGCAGAGTTTACCAAGAGAAAAAATGCAAACTTAAAAGCAAGAAAAGAATTAGATAAAGCGGAAGGTCAATCTAAAATTGAAACAACAGCAGCAATCGGTAATGCATTGGGTCAATTATCCCAATTAGTAGGACAAGATACAGTTGCAGGTAAAGCATTTGCTATTGCAAAAGCAACAATTGATACATACCAATCAGCAGTTGCAGCATACAAATCATTAGCAGGTATTCCTGTTATTGGACCAGCTTTAGGTGCTATTGCTGCTGCATCAGCAGTAGCTACAGGTATTGCAACAGTTAAAAAGATTGTTGCTGTTCAAGTTCCAAATGCACCAGGAGGTTCAGCAGGTGGACAATTACAATCTACACCTGGTGATACAGGTGTTAGACCAACGATAAATGCAACAGCAACCCCTGTTAATAAAGCATCAGGTGGTATTGTTAGAGGACCTGGTGGTGAAACAAGTGATTCCATACCAGCATATTTAAGTGATGGGGAGTTTGTGGTTAATGCTCGTTCAACAAGAATGTTCCAACCATTATTAAACTCAATCAATACTGCATCTAGCATGCCAGGATTTGCATCAGGAGGATTAGCAACCAAAACAGTTAAACGTGATGATTCAGGAACAGAAAGATTAGCACAGGTTATTAGTGATACATTTAATAATCAACCAATTAGAACATATGTTACTGCAACTGATATATCTAACCAACAACAATTTGATAGAGTAGCAAAAACCCGTTCACTTATCTAAAAATTGGTATAAATTACAATTAGTTATATTTATTAGTAATGGCAACAACAAAAATTGTAGAATTATTTATTGATGATGATTATGAAGAAGCTGGTATTGAAGCAATTAGTTTAGTTTCAAGACCTGCACATGATGAAGGTTGGTTGGCATTCAACTCACAAAAAAAAGTTGAATTAAACGAAGAACCTGAACAAATGTCACCTTATACAATTGTAAGTGATGATTTTTGCCAAAATAATCCAAAATTACAAACATTAGGAGAACCATATTCACAGCTTATCAACGAAGGTTGGCAAGTTGTTAAGGTTGAGAAAATAACCCCACAAATGGTCCAAAAAATGAACCAACAAAGGTTTAGTGACCCTAATGGTGAAAGTGAATTGGATACAGAAGATTTTCGTGTAAGATTTAAGTATGTTGGTCCAAAAGACGATAGAAACAGACAATTTTGTGCTGATATGATGTCAGCAAACAGAGTTTATAGATTTGAGGATATTGACGATTTAACGGATAGTGTAGCAAATCCTGAATTCGGTTTTTACAATATATTCATGTGGAGAGGTTCTTTTAACTGCAGACACAGCTGGGTTAAATTATTATACAAGCCTGATGGAAGCATTAGAAACACAGCAACATCTGTTAAAGGATTAGTGGATATTGAGCCACAAGGTGCAGGAATACAACCTGACACAAGAAATGATGCAACAGCTAGAGTTGGTTCAACAGGAGTATTAGCAAATGGAAAACCAGCAACAGCAACACAAATATCAAGAGATAGAAATCCAAGAATTGGAGATAGAATATTTACAAAAGAAGGATGGAAGGAACCATCTAAAATGGTATTTGGATTTGATGATGAAAAAAAGATAGTGGTTGGAGCTGCAATGGTTCCAAACAGAATGATACATAGATACGATGATTTGGGTAATTTATATTACGTATTCTTTTCCAAAGAAAGTATCAAAAAAATGAGTGATAAGTTCCTCAAAGAAAGAAGAACAGATGAAACAAATATTGAACACGATGGATTAAAGTTAGGTGCTGAAAAAGTGTTTATTACGGAGTCATGGGTTAGTGAAGACCCAGTAATGGATAAGTCACATTTTTACGGATTTGATTTACCATCTGGGACTTGGTTTGTAGCAATGAAGGTGAACGACCCGAAGATATGGAAAATGATTAAAGAAAAAAACTTAACAGGGTTTTCAGTAGAAGGGTTATTCGCTGAAAAATCTATATTCTCAAAGGAGGATAAACAAATAAACCAAATAACTAAAATCTTAAAATCAATTCAAGATTATGAATAGTAAAGAAGCAATTGGCAAGATTATGAAGATATTAAATATTTCAACAGAAAAGTTTTACGATGGTAAAACAGAACAAGGCATCTCCGTTAAAATGGAAGGTGATACTCTTGAAATAGGAAAAACTTTATATGTTGCTACTGACGAAGGTATGATTCCCGCACCCGCAGGAACACACAAAATGGAAGATGGTGCTGAAGTAGAGGTTGATGAAGACGGAAAAGTTGCAAAAATCAAAATGGGGGATATGGAAAATGAACCTACTGATGATGCAAAAAAAGAAGCTGAACAACAAAAAACTACAGAAAACAAACCAACTGAAATGGCTGAATCACAAGAACCAGAAAAACCAGAAATGGAAGATGGGGATATTGAATTAGCTGATGGTAGTGTTTTTAGAATCGGTGGTGAATCACCTGAAACAGGAACTAGAATTAAGAAAGTTGGCTATGATGGAACATTGTCTGCAATTGCAGATGGTGCTTATGAAACTAAAGACGGTATGGTAATGCAAATCGTAGGTGGTGAAATTAAGGGTATTCAATCAAAGGCAGCTGAAGCAGCTAGAGGCGGAATGTTTACTGAAGCAAAAACCGATAAAGGTGTTATGTTAGAATCCCCGACATTTGATGTTGGAGAAAAAATTGATGTTGTTGATGGTGACAAAAAGGAACCAGCACCAGATGGTGAACATCAAGTAATTTTAACAGATGCAAAAGGTAATAAAGTAAAAATCCGTGTTATGGTTCACAAAGGCGAAATAGTTGAAAGAGAAGATGTTGAAGAAGCACAACCAGAAAGTGAAAAAGAAATAGGTGATGAATCTATGGATGCATTTATGGAAGTATTCTCAACAGCTATGAAACAATTAAACGCAAAAATTGATGATTTAGCTACAAAGCAATCAGCAATGGAATTAAAGTTCAAGAAGTTCAGTAATGAACCAGCAGGAACTAGAATTATTAAAAATCAAATAAACCCTAATATTTTTGAGGACCAAAAACCATCAAAGTTTGAGGGCTTCAAGAAATTAAGAGAAACTCTTTCTCATAACTAAACAAACAAAAACTAAAAATAACAATTTAATATGAAAAAAAATCTTTCTAAATTGAATTTCAGTTACGATTTAGCAGGTCTAAACACGTATGTTGATGCATTAAACAGCGACATTATCAGTGAAGCCGTGCTTTCTCCAGTTACTATGGAGTATTGTAACGTAATCCCAGGAATCAAAGGGACACAAAACGTGAACTTATTAAGCGAAACTTTATCGGTTCAGACAGGAACAACTTGTGGTTGGAGCAACGCAGGTGACGTAACATTTACAACTGCTGCATTATCTGTAGCTGCATTAAAGGTGAACCAATCGTTGTGTTTACAACAGCTGAATACCCTGTGGCTCGGGCAATATCTGAACGCTGGGTCCTACAATGAAACTGCACCGTTCGAGGCTGCTATTGTAGATTTACAAACTAAACAAATCAAAAGATACAACGAAGACCTTATCTGGAATGCATCGTCTGCTACTACAGCATTTAGTGGTTTTATTGAATTATTAAATAACACATCAGGTGTTGTTCAATTAACTGGTGCAACTGCATTATGTTCTGTAACAGGTTCAACTGCACAAGACAAGGCAAATAACGTATTAGCTCAAATAGATAATATTATTCAAGTTATAGACAGAAATATTTACGACAGAGATGACATCGTAATTTTCATGTCGCAAACCCAGTTCAAGTGCTACTTGACAGCGGTTCGTAACGTAAATAATTTTTACATTGATTCAAGTGAAAATAAATTAGGTTCAGTTTACTCAATCTACCATCCACAAACTAACTACAAAGTTGTAGGAGTTCCTGGATTAAACGGTTCTAACTTAATCGCTGCAGGTCCTAGTCAATATTTCTTAATTGGAACGGATTTGACTTCAGATGAGGATTCTTTCAGAGCTTGGTGGTCACAGGACTTTCAAGAAGTGAGAATCATGGCTGCTTGGAAGTTGGGGACACAATTGGCATTCCCACAATTCTTTGTAACTAACGGATTGTAATAACAATATTGGTCGGGGGAGAAATCCCCCACCTTTTAACAAATAAACTAATTTAATAAATCATATTCAATATGTCATGTAATTTAACAAGCGGTATACCTTTGAGTTGCAGGGACAATGTCGGTGGAGTCCAAAATATTTGGATTACAGATTTCACAAACATTGATTCAATAACAAAATCAACAGGTGATACTATTACACAAATCTCTGGTTCAGGAACTTATTATGAGTTTCAACTAATCAGAACGTCGTCTCAATTCACTGAAACTGTGAATGCTTCATTGGAAAATGGGACAGTGTTCTATACCCAGGAATTAGTAACGTATTTCGCAAAACTTGACCAAACAAAGAGAAACATCTTAAAAACTTTAGCTCAATCACCAAGATTAAGCGTAGTAATGCAAGACAACAACGGTAATTATTTCCTATTAGGAGAAATCTACGGTATGTTTATTTCAGCGGGCACGTCGGTTACAGGAAAAGCGTTAGGAGACCAAGCGGGGTATAACCTTACTTTCCAAGCTTTAGAGCAATCTCCAATGAACGAATTGGCGGGCTCTTTAACAAGTGTTGCAACAGGTATAACTGTAGAAATACTTTAATAAAACAAATTAAAAACATAAGGGGTGAAATATCCCCTTGTGTTTTATTTTTATTATCATGCTATTAGTAAAAACAGGTCAAACAAATTATTTGGTTGTTACGGTTTCACAAAATGCAACAATACCAAACCCAGAGTGGTTATTTAGTTTTACACATATATTCTCAAAAGACCAAGTTAGATTTATTCCAACTGATATATCTGTGCATAAAAACAGGTATGACGAATTTGTATTTGTTGAAGGAACATCACCAGGACAAATTAAGTTTCCATTTGAGGGGTTGTATACTTATGGAGTTTACGAACAACCACAAGGTTCAGGTAATCTAAACCCAGCATTATCTATGGGTTTAATTGAAGCAGGACAAGCTATGATAATTGCGCCAACAGGAAACACTACAAATGATAGTTATGTTTCTTACATTTCTAATGACGAGTTTAACTCCAATTATATTTTCATTAGTGATAATGAATAAAAACTTATATTTATTAGTATGGATGAAGTAAAAAAAGATGATTTTATCAAGGTTTTTGAGTTTGCTACTGCAAGAGTTCCCATAATAGAGGAAAATCTTGGAATCAACACAAGAACACCTTGGGTTTTCTATGGTATTGCTAATTTAGCACCCCAAGAATTGATTAGATTATACAATGCAGCACCTACCCACAGAGCAGCAATTATGTCTAAATGGTATGGAGTTAGAGGAGAAGATATATCGTTGAAGGACGGGGATAATAATAGGTTGTTAATGTGTAATTCTATGGGTGATTCCATTTATGATATTTGGAATAAAGCCACATTAGATTTTATCCTTTATGGGTCATTTAGCGTGAATATAGTTTGGAAACGTGATAGAGATTTAGGATTTGAGATTTATTATACTGACTTATCAAAATTAAGAGCAGAAAAAGCCGATGGTAATGATAGAACCAACCATTATTATTATTCTAATGATTGGGCTTTTTATCGTAAACCACAATTCATACCAAGAAAATTACCTGCATTTGACCCAAATGGTGAAGACCCAAGTCAAATATATTATTACAGAACACATAGTCCATCTGCGGATTATTACGGATTCCCGACATATTGGGGTGCAGCTACAGCAATAAGCACGGAAATGGAAGTGTATAACTGGTGGCACTCTAACATTATCAACGGACTAAATCCATCACTTTTTGTTTCACTGAATTCAGGAGTCCCAGCACCCGAGGAACGTCAGCAAATCTACGAAGCAATGCAAAATAAGTTTGGTTCAAGTAATAACCCAGGAAAATTATTTTTAACCTTCGCAGAATCCAAGGAACAAGCACCAGAGGTTACAACAATTTCTCCAAATGGTTCAGACAAAATGTGGATTGAAATGAATAATGCAGTCCAACAAGCGATTCTAACAGCTCACCAAATTAGTTCACCTGAACTCCTTGGTATACAAACACCTGGTGCTTTAGGAAATAGCGACCATCTTGAAGCTCAGGACCATTTTCAACACCTTGTTGTAAAACCTATTCAACAAGAAATTATTAAAGTGTTTAATAAGATATTAACATTAAGGGATAAAAAACCTACTGATATTCAAGTTAAACAATTCCAAATGGTTACAATTCCTGATGAAAAACCTATTGAAACTGTGGATGTAAATAAAGATGTTGTTGATACAACAAACGAAAATATACAATAATATGTCAGCACTAATTCCTCAAAATGTTCTTTTAATCAGTGAAAACAAACTGAAAAACTTTACGGATATTGACTTAAACGTGTCAACTTCGGTTTTGCTTCCGTTTATTTCTGTGGTTCAGCAGACCAAATTGGAATATATTATAGGTGGAAGATATTACCAAGAATTATTATTACAAGTTTCAGGTAATACTTTAACAACCACTAACGAACAATTCATAAATTACTTTGCAGCACCAATGCTTATCTGGGCTGCTTACGCGGAATGTTTACCGTCTGTTTGGGGTAGGGTTAAGAACAACGGAATTGTTAATGGAGCAGAGCAAACAATCAAATTGGACGAAATGCAATGGTTCCAAAAGAAAGCCGACGATAGAGCACAATTTTTTGAGCAGAGATTGATTGAACAAATCATTTGGAATTCCAATTTATATCCATCTGTATTCAATATTAGCACTAAAAATGGATTATTTCCACACCTTGGTAAAAACTACTTTAGTGGAGTCCACTTAACAAACGGAAAATATAACCCAGCAGATGTTGCGGTTGGTTTATCCCGTGCAGGAGTGGGATTTTACAGTGGTCCTGAATATTGGTGTATGTGGGGTGGTTGTTAAATATAGATAAATGAACGAAACGGTATTATTATTTTTATCAAATGCAATTACTGGTGTTGCAGCATGGTTTGTTGGTAAAAGAAAACAACAGGCTGAAACTGACAACCAAGTTTTACGCAATCTTGAATTAGCTGTTTCATTATACAAAAGTATAATTGATGACTTAAAACAAGAAATCCATGACTTGAATATAAAAATACAAGATTTGGAAAAAAAGGTTGACGATTTGCATGCTGAAAACAGAAAATTAAAATCAAAAAAAAATAGTTTATAGTGAAAGAAGAAATCATTTTACATTTAGTCCACTGTCAATCACAGATAAGATTTAATCATTGGCAAACAATGGGTGATGCTAGACATAGAGCATTAGGAGAATTATACGGATTATTAGATGAAGCTATTGATGATTTTGTTGAAACTATGTTAGGTAAATATGGTAGACCTGAATTCCAACCAACCTTCTCAATTGAGTTTGATAATCCAAAAACATTAGTTATTGAAGGTTATTTAGAACAATTCAAGGAGTTTTTATTTTCATTAACACAAACACTAGACCCAGTAAAGGATACGGACTTATTAAACAAGCGTGATGAAATCCTTGGAGATGTAAATCATACATTATATTTATTAACATTAAAGTTTTAGTCAATGCCAATTCCAAAACCATCATCAGGAGAACCAACGGACAAGTTTTTAAGTCGCTGTATGAAAGCAATTAGTGGTGAATACGCACATGAACAAGCATATGCGATATGCAAGAACCAACTAAGCAAAGAACAAATGAAAAAAACAGAAGAGGTATTTGTATTAACACCAAAAAAAGCAGAAAATAGAGGAACTTATTTATCAAGATGTTCAGCACACCCAAAAATGCGTGAACAATATCCTTCAATGAAGGAACGAATGTCCCAATGCTTACACAGTTTTAATAGTTATTACAAATATTGGAGCAGATTAGAAGAGTTTGGTGAAGATTCCAAAGAAGCAAAGTTTGAGGGTTGTATGTCAGGATATAAAGCACAAGGAAAAGATTACAAAGATGCATATACAATGTGTATGCAAGATTTAATTGTTGAACCAGTTGCAATGGAAAATATGGAATCAAATATTGAAGCATGTGCCAAGAAAAGAATGGAAGCTGAAGGTATTACACATGAACAAGCAATTAAAGAATGTTCAGCATCAGTTGTTGTTCAACCATCAGGTGGAACCAACCCATCAGTTGCCCCACAAGGAGCACCAGCATCTGTTTCTATGGCAGATTTACCTTGGGACGATTGTATGGAAAAAATGTTAAAGGAATATGATGGTGATGAGGAAGTAGCAAAAAAGGTATGTGGAGCAATTAGAGCCAGGGGTTAAAAAAAAATATTTATCAATTGTTGAGTAAATTACCAAGTTTGCTATATTTGTATGTAGAGGCTGGGTTTATTTTAATTATTTAATCCCATTTTATCTGTTGTTTATTTCCCAGCCTCTCTTGCATATTTATTTTTTTGGGGGTAATGTTTATTCATTATCCCCTTCTTTTTGCTCTTCAGTATCCACAATAGGTTCAATCCTAATTGTTTCAGGTGGGTTAGGATTTAATAATGCTTGATTGATTTTTTCCATTAACCTATCAATTTTCTTTTTCATTTCTAATTCTTGTTCTGTCATATTGTTAATCTTTAATAATATTATCATCAGGATTATTTCTAACTCCACGGTATAAATCCCAATCACCGCATTCAATCATAACCTTCTTTAGGGTTGCTCTGTATTGTTTACCTGCTTCACTTAATAGAAACTTATGTTCCTCATAATATCTTTCACCAGCATTAAGTATAACAGCAATAGTATCTATTGTAGCACCTGCTCTATCAAAATTATCATCAATAGAATTAAGAACCTCATATATTTGTTCCTGTAATTGTTCCAATCTTTTTATTTGTAATTCAGTCATTTTTGTATTTTTGAGTATTTATTATTATAGTAAATATAGGAGTTATACCCCTAAAAGAATAGAGCTAAATTAAAATATTTTTTCTAAATAAAAAAATAAATATTTTTAATGATTTGCTTTACATTATACCTCCTATACCTTATTATTATACTATTAAAAACAAAGATAAAATGGAAAACTTACAAATCAGCGGAACAAGCTCACAAAAAGAAAATTGGAATGTAGAAGAAATCCTACAAGATAAACCACAAAAAAGTGTAAAACAAATGGTAGATGAAATGATACAATATGATTGGGACAATAAAGTTTCAAGATGCGGTATGACTTATTTGGAAATAGAACAATTTAATAATCAATATAATAATTTTTAACATGACAGACGAACAAAAACAACCAATTATCGTAAGACAATCCCAATTAAAATTAGTAATGGATTATCTACAATTTATTAAAACTCCAATGCCATTAAAAGATGTGGTAGGATTTACAAATGTATTAACTGACTATTGCCTTAAAGGTTGGTCAACAGATTTGGAAAAGAGATTAGAAAAAATTGATAATAAAATTGCTAAACAATACGAGGAGGAATAAATTATGGACGAATTATTTGTAAAAGCATTTGAGGATTTTTTATCCGCAGAAGATTTTGACCTAATGTTTGATGATGAATACGAACAATGGTTAAAACAAAGGGAGGCAGAAAAGTCCGCTTATGAGGAAATGCTAGGTGATATTAAATAAAATAATATACCAAAAAAAGATTAAAAATAACATTGCAGTATGGAACTAATACCTTAATTTAGCTCTATCAAATTAAAAAATAACAAAATGAAAGCAGAATTAACATTGGAACAAAAACAGGAATTCCAAATCCTTAAACAAGGTAAAAGAGATTATATCAATAATGTATTACACCCTGAATTGATAAATAATACACAATATTACCCAAAGGATAAGATTTATGTTTATATGGGTTCAGTAGGATTTTTACAACATAAAAAACTTGATGAATTAGTTGACTACTTTTATTATACACAATTAAAAAATAAATAATCATGTCAACAGAATTAGTAAAATCACAGACACATTTATTATCACCCAAGGTGGTTAAATTAGGTTATGAAAAAACCATCAAAACTTTTGTAACTGAAATAAATAAACTCCACGATAATATTTTCGGGTTGGATAATGAACTTGATATTGATTATACCTCTGATGGTGGTAGAAGGATTTTTATTTTTAATGATAATAAGGAATGGTCTATTAGAACCTGGGACATATCAGAGAGTTTAGGTTCAGTTTATATTAGATATTCAATTTTTGCAGATTAAAATATTATCCTTAATTTAGCTCTATAACATTAAAAAATAACAAAATGAAAATTACTAAAACAAACACAAAAAAGGAACTTATCAATTATGCTGCCAGTTTTTATGGTAAAGGACAAATCTATTCTCGTTTTTTTCAGGAAAAAGCACCAAATGGTAAAGTTTACCGCAAATATGCAACAATTAAGGAAATAACACAAGCGGTTGAAAACTATATTGAATATTGTGAATTAAAAAATGAATGTTGGGGGACAGATACTGTGGATAGAGAAAATGTTAGAGACATTATGTTACAAACTAGAGGATTTGATTTGGATTTAGTGGATTTAATAAAACAAATAATTAAAAAATCTCATTGCCAATTGGTATAATATCCTTAATTTAGCTCTATAACATTAAAAAATAACAAAATGACAAAGACAGTTACAAAAATTAAAAAGTATTCAAGTTTGGTGGATTTTTCCAAAAAAAGAAATACTAGTTTAGATGATTCCAATTTCCACACATTTTATCAAGGTTATTGCGAGGATGCAATTATCCAAGGAGTATTATGTTATGTTATTGTTGCATTTTTTGATAATGATGGTAATAGATTAACTCCTGAATCATTTAATTTTTTTCCTAATAAAGTTGAATATATTTTTAGATTTGACCCAGGAACTGATGAGGAGTTTGCTACATATCAAAAAATCTGTAAAAAATACGGTAATCCTGATTGGATTTGTCTTTCTTAATTCTTAATAATAAAAAATAAACTATAATGAAACAAACAATCTATCTTAATGTTGTTGATAAAATTAACAATATCAATTTCACTTTTGACTTAACACCTGAAATCCTTGATGATACACGCAGGAAAAAACATAATTTAACGGTTAATGATTTAGTTGGTGGGGTCTATAAATCTTTTAAGAAAAAAGATTTTCAACTAGGAGCATCTGCATTTACACATTATTTATTAAAAACTGAAAGTTGGAAGGTTGGTAAAATGATGAACCAAAACTGTTTCAATTTTCTATTAGAAAAGGGACAAGGTTACGGATATATTAAATCATTATTTATTGGTTCAGCTGATAATCATGAAGAAGCGCATAATTTAGTTAAACATTATTAAAAATAATTTTGGTGGAATTAAAATAATTCCTTAATTTAGCACTATAAAAAAAAACAATATGGGATACACAACAGAATTCAATGGTGAGTTTATTTTCAATAAACCGCTTACAAAATTACAAAAAGAGTATATTAACAAGTTTTCTAATACCCGCCGTATGAAAAGGGATAGTGCAGCATTAACTGCATGGTTCAAGGGTAAATATGGATTAGTTGGTAATACAGAAAATCCTTATGGTCAAGAAGGTGAGTTTTTTATTGGTGGAACAGGTTATATGGGGCAAGATACTGACCCTTCAGTTTTAGATAATAATCACCCACCAATTCAACAACCTAGTTTATGGTGCCAATGGATTACAGATGGTAATTCTTTATATTGGAATGGTGGAGAAAAGTTTTATGAATATACAGATTGGTTGGATTATATGATAGAAAACTTTTTTATACCTTGGGGTATTGAATTAAATGGTTTAATTGAATGGAGTGGAGAAGATTTTGATGATAAAGGAGCAATTGAAATAATTAACAATCAAAGAAAAATTAGAAAATATGTCTTACAATAAAGAATATAATGCTTTTGAGGACGAAAAGTTCCTAGCAGAATTGGATGCTTTAATTGCAACCAAACAAAAAGATGTAAAACCCCTAACTGAACACGATAAAAAGAAATATTTGGCTTTAACCAAAGCCTATGAAGAATTAAAATAACCTTTGTGCCTTTCTTTATTTTTTATTTTACCCTCATCTTAATCGGTGGGGGTTTTTTTTCTGTTTGCGTTTTTTGCTTTTGTATTTAATGTTCCATCATATAGGTAAAGAGGTTCAGTATCAACAAACTTTTTTTTATAGGTTAGATTTGCACCCAGTTTGTTCCATTTGTTGATAAATTGCATATGAATATCTTTGCTTGGCTCATAACCAATCTGCTCAAGAAACAAATATGTAACCGTATAATCACTTGGTTTGGGACAATCCAATCTTAACGGATTTTCGTAACTTCTTACACCTTTTTTTTCAGGTTTTGGTTTTTTTGGTATTAAGTTTCCATTTAACTTACAAGATTTACATCTAGAAGCTATTTTACCTTGTCCTGTTTGATGAAAATGCTTCAGAGGTAGTTCCTTTAAGCATGCTTTACAAAGCTTAACAGTGAGGTCCGTATTGCTTTTTAGAGGTATATGTTGTTTCATAAAAATAAATATAGTGTAAATCTTTTTTTTTGGTATATTTTCCTATATTTATTAACAAGGGATTAAATGGACGGACTACTTTAACATCAGCGTTTAATCTATCAAGCTTTACTGGGGGATATTATACATAAAAGAGCAGCACCAGCACAAAGGAAAAAGGTGTTTAGTATAATGGATAAGTGAATATTCATAAGTTGTTTCCAAATAATAGTTTTCACTGAAACTATTTGCTATTCTCAACTCAAATAAGTTGAATGCAGTGTCCACCTACTATAATATGTAGGATAGGACACACATGCATAACTCACTAAATAAGAATTAAATAACTAGATATTTACTAGTATAAATTAACTAACTAGTATAACTTAATTAACTAATGCGCAGACAAAATAAGTTTCCTTTATCAATAGATTTTTTATTAGATGACAAATATGATATTGATACAGAAGATTATTGGACTTTAGAAGAAGAAGATAAAAAAATATTAACTAATTTATTATTTGGTTTTTATCAACATAACTTTGATATGCAACCACCTTACATTTATTGGTATATTCATAGTTTAATAGACCAAACAAATAGAGCAGAATTAAATAATGAGTTTGAGAAAGCAGATATAATTAAAAGGTTAATTGAAAAAATGGAAAATAATTTATAGTAAACCTTTACAATATAAGAGGTATAGGATATATTTATAGTAAATAAAACAACAAAATATGTCTATTAAATTAAAAACAGAAACAGAAAGTAATGTCCTAAAAATGATACTATCGGACATTGAATCAAGCCAAACAGGCTTCTCAACTTTGACTAATAATCAAATTGCTGCAGCATTAAATGTATCAGTATTCTCAATAAGAGATAAAATAATCAAATTGGATAGAGAAAACAAAATCCAAAATGTATTAAACTACTGGCATGAAACAAATGGTAAAAAGGTTTACCATAATAGAGTAATTCATAAAGGTAATGCTTCATAAATGGATTGAAGAAAATTATGGGGAATTGAAAACTATTTGTAAACTAATAAGTAATGCGGATAATGTAGATGATTTATTACATGTCTGTATAGAGCAACTTTTCAAGAGCAAGAAAATCCACGATATTCCTGACCGAGAAAAGTTGTTTTATTTTACAAAAATAGCAAAGAATAATTTTTATTCCAAGACAGCTCCCTATAATCAAATCTACAACCGTAGAACCTTTTCAAGTTTTATTGATTATGATATTCCTGATACAGAATACCAGGAGGAACAAATCAATATAAATTGGGTTAAAGAACAACTAACAAAATTAAAAAAAGATAATTGGTATTATGCAAGGTTAATGGAATTGTATATTGAAGAGGATTGCTCCATTACAAAATTATCCAAGAAAACTACAATACCTATAAATAGTGTTTCAAGGGATATAAATAAAATAAGAAAACAATTAAAACAAATCAGAGATGACTTTAGAAATAACAACTGATGGAAAAATATACCTTGATGATAAAGAAAAAAAGCAATGGTATAATAAGGGATATAAAATGGTGTGGTTACAAGGTAAAAATGTTTATGTTCACAGATTAGTAGCAACAGAACATATCCCCAATCCAAATAACTATCCTTGTATAAATCATATTAACGGATTAAAAGATGATAATAGGATTGAAAACTTGGAATGGTGCACAGTTAAAATGAATAGAGACCATGCAAAATTATTAGGATTATTACAAAATATAGTTCATAATAATCATTTCAACGAACAACAAGTTGAAGAAATTAAAGCAAAATATATTCAAGGAAAATATGGTTATAGAAAACTTGCAAAGGATTATAGCGTGACAAATAGCACTATTAAATCTATTATTAAAGAACAAACATATAATAAATCATACATAAAATACTAAACTATGGGTTGTAATTGCGGTAAAAACAAAGTTGATACTTCCAAAGTTAAAGTTCAACAAACAGAAGATAAGGTAATTGAAATTATAGATATACCAGCACCACCTTATACAATTGAAGATGTAATCAGGATTAAAGATTATTATTTTTCAACAAATAAAACAGAAACAGAAAAACAATTTGTAGCAGATATATTGCTCCGTTCATTTGGGGATATTATACCTTCATATTGCGACCAAGTTTGCTTAAGACAAATTAAAACAAAAGCAGATTATATGGAGCAAAAAATAATTGAATATAACAAAAGCAAATAATATGGATATACAAATAATAGATATTAACGAAATCAAACCCAATCCAAATAATCCAAGGGTTATTAAAGATGAAAAATACCATCAATTAGTAAAATCAATTAAGGAGTTTCCAAAAATGTTGGAAATAAGACCAATTGTGGTTAATGAAGATATGATTGTATTAGGTGGTAATATGCGTCTAAAAGCATGTAAACAAGCAGGGTTAAAGGAACTACCAATAATAAAAGCATCTACATTAACGGAGGAAGAACAAAGGGAATTCATTATCAAGGACAATGTAGGTTATGGAGAGTGGGACTGGCAACAATTAACAAATGATTGGGATACAGAACAATTGCAAGATTGGGGATTAGATTTACCTGATTTTACAATTGCTGAAGAAAAAGACCCAAATGATATAAGTGATACAATAAAACAAGAATATAGAATTGAAATAATCCTTCCAACAGAAGAATTACAAGAATTAACCTATAATAAACTAATTGAAGAAGGATACGAATGCCGCATTTTAACATTGTAAAAGAAAGTAAACCAACCAAAACATTTAGGGTTGCATCCATTATCGGTAAGTTTGATTTGGAATCAGAGCATATTATAGAACAATTCCAAGGAGATATTGATATTGATGACAACTGGCAAATAGGTTTAATAGTTGGTAAATCTGGGACAGGAAAATCCACAATAGCCAAACAACTATTTGAGAAAGCATATATTACCAATTTTGATTATGAAGCAGAAACGGTATTAGATGATATGCCAAAAAATAAATCAGTTGAAGAAATAACTGCAGCATTTAATTCAGTTGGTTTTAGTTCCCCTCCATCTTGGTTAAAACCTTATGCAGTATTATCCAACGGACAAAAAATGCGTGTGGACCTAGCTAGAGCAATATTAAGTGAAGATGAATTATTTGTGTTTGATGAGTTTACAAGTGTGGTGGATAGAAATGTAGCACAAATAGGTTCATTTGCAATGCAAAAGGCAATAAGGAAAACAAAGAAAAAGTTTATAGCTGTAACCTGTCATTTTGACGTAACGGATTGGTTAATGCCAGATTGGATATTTGATACTGATACAATGACTTTCACCAAAACTGAAGGTCAAAAAAAAAATAGACCAGAAATCAAGTTTGAGATATTCTCCGCAACAGATAAGAGCATCTGGAAAATGTTTGCTAAACACCATTATTTAAGTCATTACCATAATAACGCAGCAAATGTTTATGTAGCTTTAATTAACGGAGAAATTGCGGGGTTTTTATCAGCAAAGATATTCCCCCACCCAAAAGCAAAGAACATTATCAAGGTTCACAGACTAGTTATATTACCAGATTATCAAGGTGCAGGATTTGGTATAAAGTTTTTGGAGGAGATAGGTAATTATTATAGGAGTAAAGGTTATAGATTTACCATTACTACTTCAGCACCAGCATTGATAAATGCATTAAAAAAATCTGCTTTATGGGCTGCAACAAGATTCGGTAGGTTAATAACCAACCACACAAAAGGACGCAAAGGTCACATGGGTGGGGATAGTTCCAACAGAATAACAGCAAACTTTGAGCTACATAAAAGCAGAGTATAAAACATAGAATATTATGGCAAAAGAAATACCAGGAAAATACGGTGGAAAACTTGTAACCTGGGAAAAAGGAGAAAGTGGAAATCCAAAAGGAAGACCCAAAAAACCTGTCCTAGCAATGAAAATTGAAGGATATAAATTAGCAGAAATAAATGATACAATACAATCTATGTGTAGCATGGATTTAGACCAATTGAAAAAAATATGGGATAATCCAAAAGCAACGGTATTAGAAAAGACAATTGCATCAGCATTAAGAAAATCTATTGAAAAAGGTAATTTGGATTCCATAGAAACCTTAATGAATAGAGTATATGGTAAACCAAAAGATAGTTTGGATATTACCACACAAGGAGACAAGATTGATTCCAATAAAATACAAATTGAAATAATCCAACCAAAACAAGATGGCAAAGACAATTAGTAATACCAAGGTAAAACTTAATACCAAGAAAAAAGGTGTAGCAAAAAAGAGTTATGGTCCAAAAGACCAAAAACCTAAACCATATAAAGGACAAGGAAGATAATGGCTAAATCAAAATTAAGGGGAGGCGCTAAAGCTCACCGAGCAAAAGTCCAAAAAAGAAACGAGAATATTCAAGTTAGATTGAATAAAGCAAATAAGGTAGTTTGGGACAATTACTATAAATGGAAAGCAGAACAAGAACAACTTAATGGCAATCAAAGTCAAAACAACGAAGGTATTTCAGGATTTAATTTCACAGAACAATAGGATATGTGTGTTCCAAGGTTCATCAAGAGCAAGTAAAACATATAACATACTAATTTATTTTGTGTATAAATTATTGCAGGAGGACAATAAGGTATTATCTTTAATCCGTAAAACACTCCCCGCCCTGAAAGGGTCTGTGCTTCGTGACCTAAAGCAAATACTAATTGATTTTGGGGTTTATCACCAAGATAAATGGCATTCCGTAGATGGTTATTTTGAGTTAGGAACCAATATTATTGAGTGGTTTAGCGTTGATGATGAAACTAAACTCCGTGGTAGAAAACGTGATTATCTATTCATAAATGAAGCAACAGAAGTATCCTATGATGAATATATCCAATTGTTATTAAGAACAAGTGATAGAGTGGTAATTGATTTTAACCCCTCATTATGGAATAGTTGGATATATGATTTGGAAGGTGAACCTGATGTGTTTTATACCATTACAACCTATAAGGATAATCCATTTTTATCTCAAATACAAATTGATACAATAGAAGCATTAAAGGATAAAGACCCCAATATGTGGAGGGTATTTGGATTAGGACAAAAAGGACAGCCAACAAGATTAGTATTTAACCATCAAAAGTTTTATGAAGAATTACCCCAAGGAGCAAAGCTATTAGGATACGGTATAGATTGGGGATTTAATGACCCATGCACATTAGTTAAGATTTCAAGGTTAGATGATTCCATTTATTGTGAAGAATTATTATATCTAAAAAATGTGACTATCCCAGATTTCATATACAAGATTAAGGATTTAGGATTAAACTTAAATGATGATTATATTGCGGATAGTGCTAATCCCCAATCCATAGAGGAACTAAAAAGGAACGGAATAAATTGCAAACCAGTCAAAAAAAATTCAATATTACACGGAATAGATTTAGTTAAAAGACACAACTTTTATGTAAACAAATATTCCAAAAACCTTATTGATGAATTAAATAACTATGTTTGGAAAAGTGATAAGAACGGAAACAATTTAGATGAACCTGTGGATAATGATAATCACATTTTGGACGGTATTAGATATGTCCTTGAAATGAAAAACAAACCAGCAGGTGTATTTGTTTATTAAAATGAAGCAACCAATAAAAATATATTTATTAGTATAGATTATGATTACAGGAAAATTAACACACAAAGGTAAAGAATACCAAATTAACGAACCTACAATTGAAGCATGGAGTTCAGTTATGAAATTAAAGGATATTTTAACTGAAGATGAAATGTATATCCGTTTAATATCTAATTCAACAGGATTATCAAGAGACCAAGTATTAGAATGCGACGCATCAACCATTACAAAGGTTGGGGATATGATTTACCAAGTCATCAATCAAAGCTCAAAGCAAGTATATCAAGAAATAGAACATCAAGGGGTTAAATACAAATTGGTTAATATCAACAAAATTAGTTTCGGTCAATTTGTGGATATAGACACTTATTTAAGAAAAGATGAAAATTACAGATTAGCCAACCTAAATGAATTAGCAGCATATCTTTATTGTGAAACAGATATTGAATATAAGGATAGTGATTTTAAGACAAGAATTGAAGCAATGAAAACCTTACCTGTAAAGCATGTTGAGGGAGCACTTTTTTTTTTGTTGAGTTTAGCAAAGGCATCAGACGAACTTACAAAGTTTTATTCCCAGACGAAGGTGATGTGGTGGTTGATGAAAACAAGAATAACTTTCATGCTCATTGGGGCTGGTATGAAGGAATATCTACACTCGCACAAGACAAAGTTTGGAAAATTAATGAGGTGGTTGGTCTCTCCCTTACTTCTGCTCTCAATCATCTTTCGTATCTTTTGGACTTGGCTCAAGAAAAAGAGAGGATAAATAAAACACAAATGAATAACTAAATGGCTGTTTTACAATTTTTAGTCAGTAATGGATTAACACAAAATGATGCATGTTCTAATTATCCATCTTTTTATGTATATGCTGATGATTTGGGTAATTGCGGAGGATGCATAGGCGCAGGTTTAACTTGTTGGGCTTGTTTAACAACATCACAACAGGTGTATTTAGACCCTGCTTTAACCATTATTGTTCCTGATAGTTATTACTCAAATGAAATGGCACCCAATGTGTTTGCAACCTGGTATATTGTTGGAGGTTTTCCACAAGGTGCAGGATTTAATGGATGCTCTGTGCAACCAACTCCGCCTCCTGTTACAAGCACCCCAACACCCACTCCTAGTGAAACACCAAATATTGTTACACCTAGTCCCACACCGACTAATACAGAAACTCCGACCAACACTCCAACTAATACAAATACTCCAAGTGTAACCCCCACTTATACACCAACTCCTAGTATAACTGCAACCAACACACCGACTCCATCTATTACTCCTTCTGTTTCAGTTTCAGGATTACCACAATTATCTATAAATTGGAGAACATTAGCAACAGATTTTAGAATATTAGCAGACAAACACAAACAATTAAACTCATTTGGAATTGGGGATATTGATTATTTAACATATTTGGTTCAATCAAGAGACAAAGAAGAAAATACACAATTTCAATCACCATATTATCCAATGCTTTATATTGTTCCATCAAAAGTGGAAAATGATTTAAGGTATAAAACTTGGGAGTTTAATGCTGTGGTTATGGATATTGTGGAAAGGGATTTAAGAAATCAAGTTGATGTATCAAGTGATACATTGCAAATATTACAGGATATTATTAGCCAATATAGATTATCGGTAAATGCTTATTTAGGAAACTATAATGAGAAATATTTTATTGATGAAACTATAAATTGTATTCCATTTTTGGAAAAGTATGATGACTTAACTAATGGATGGAGCGCACAATTAAGAATTAAAACAAGAACACCATTAGATAGATGCTCCGCAGCATTCAATCCGTTTACAGGGTCAACAATACAACACCCCAACGGAATAAACTTTAAGGCATTCCACGATGATTTTAGATTACTTGCAGATTATCATAAGCAGCTTAACTCATTTGGATTTGGCGCATTGGAGGATATTACTTATTGGACTGAAAGCAGAGACAAAAAAGATAATCCGCAATATCAATCACCTTATTATCCACTTATGTATGTGGTTCCAAGTGATGTGCAGACACAAATAAATGAAAATGGTTCATCTTATATGAACTATACATTTAATGTTATTATTGCAGATATTATTGAAAGGGATTTAGAAAATCAAACCGATGTATTAAGTGATACTTTACAAATATTAGATGATGTTATTTCACAATTTAGATTATCGGTTACACAATCATTAGGTAATTTTAATAATTTATATTATTTAGATGATAATGTTGATTGCACCCCATTTTTAGAAAAATATGATGATTTATTAGGTGGGTGGTCAGGTTTATTTAATGTTAAGGTTATGATGCCGCTTGATAGATGTGATGCAGCATTTATGTCATTTATCACACCGACTCCAAGTGTTACTCCAACTTTAACTCCTACTAATACAAGCACTCCAACTAATACCCCAAGTGAAACTCCGACTAGCACTCCGACCGTTACACCAACTAATACAGAAACTCCGACTAATACTCCTAGTGAAACTCCGACTAGCACTCCAACTAATACCCCAAGTGAAACAGCAACACAAACCCCTAGTCCAACCACAACTTTAACTGCAACTCCGACTAATACAGGAACTCCGACTAGCACTCCAACTCCTAGTGTAACAAATACAGGCACACCAACCAACACTCCAACTAATACTCAAACTCCAAGTATGACTGCAACTAATACAGGAACTCCGACTAACACTCCGACTCCTAGTATAACTCCTGGTGTTAATGAGTGTATTTGGAATCAAAATAATATTGTTTGGAATCTTGAAGATTTATTATGGAATCAATGCCCTAGACCTACACCCACACCGACTGTAACAAGCACACAAACACAAACTCCTAGTCAGACCGCAACTAACACTGCAACTCCGACAAATACTCCAACTAATACTCCAAGTGAAACTGCAACACAGACACCTAGTCCTACTACAACTTTAACTGCAACTCCAACTAACACTCCAACTGTAACACCTAGTCCAACACCATTTACTAGTCAATATCAAGCGGTATTAAACAGAGCAACAGCATTAGGTTATACATTGCCAAGTGAAACTGAAAAGAGAAAACAAAATCAGTTAGTTAGTGATTTATTGAATAATGGATTATGGGCGAACTTAGGTCAATTCTATATGTTCCATCAAGATTTATCAGTTAGTGGCTCAACAGGATTTACAATGATTAACTGGATTACACCAGCAAATGCCGTATCAACATTAATTAGAGCAACAACTGGTGATACTTTCCCATCATTTACAAACAATGTTGGTTGGAGTTTTAATAGAACAAACTCAATAAGAAATGCCGTTCAACCTTTTGCAAGTTCAGTTAATCCATTATCAAACAGTGGTAGTGGTATGGAAGGTGTATGGGTTGGTTTAACAGGAACATCGTCATCATCTGGAACTAATGCTTTATTTGCTACAGATAACAATGGATGGAACACAATGTTAAGTAATAACACAACAGCACAATTACCATTTAGATTATATGGCTTAACATCTGCTATAGATTTAAGAGGTGTTGGATTGAGAGCAATGGCAGTTAGTGCACCTTATACGGCATCAACATCTGCAACATTCTATATTGATGGTAATAACTTTGCAAGAACAAAAACTGCAGCAGACGTAACGTTTGGTGGAAACTCATTCTTTATTAACTCAGCAGGACCAACTTCAAGATGGACTTGGAGTTGCTCATCTTTCTTCTGTGGAGTTCAAATGACTAATGCTCAAATGACTACCTTCTATAATCTATTGAATACTTACATGTCAACATAAATAAAAAAACTTAAATAAAAAATATATGGCTAATTTAACAGGTCAACAAATACAAAATACTTATCCAGGTTTATTAAACTTGGCAACAGCAACCGCTGGTATAACATCATCTTATCAACAAATTCAAGATGGATTAGGTAATAATACCAATACAAGAATATCAACATCAGGTATTATATCCCCTAATCTTGTAGGTATCAATAATCTTAAACCTGATTATGCTGGTCCTGGTTTTTTAACAACAGGTGTTGCACCAGTTGCTAATACCCAAAATAGAGTTTTATATCAACTATTTTATGACCCAGGGGTATATTCATATTCAGCTATAACATATAATGTGAATACATTAACATCAACAAGTGATGTAGCAACAATTGCATTTTATTCTTTACAACAAGTTCCTTTATATGGTGTAGCACCAAAAGATTTATTGATGAGTGGAATAACATTAACAACCAATTCAACAGGAGTTAAAACAACAACACTACCATCAACATTATCATTTAGTGGAACAGGTAGTGGTTGGTATGTAATGGCTATAATTATATCAAATGCTGGTAATGTAACACCAACTTGGAGATATACTAATGCTGCTCTGGGTGTATCCAATCAGGCTTATGCTAATACTTGGGGTTCATATATGAATGCTGCAGGAACTGCATTAAATTATGGTAGTAGAATTGTATCTTATGCAACAATTACATTTTTAACATTAAATAATTTATCAGCATTCCAAACAAGTTTTTCACAAAGTGATATATCAACCAATTTATCAACAACAACTAATTCAGGTATGGGATTTGGATTAAATACAATATAATATGTTTGAGTTAGATGAACAAGCTTTAGAGGTTTTTGGAACAGCATTGGTTACTTATATCAAGAAACAGCTTATTGCCAAAAAATGGAAGTATGGTCCACCTGATAGTCCAAAACTTGGAAATAAAATTGCAACAGGTGAATTATATGATAGTTTTAGTTCATCAGTTGTAAATGAAAATGGATTACCTGTATTAGTTTTAGAATATGGGGATTATTTCAAGTATGTAGACAAAGGTAGATTACCGCATGCAAGAAGGGTTCCACTTCAGTTTTTAATTGCATGGATTAAAGTTAGAGGATTAAAACCAAGAACAAAAAAAGGTAGATTTGCAAAAGTAACGGATAAGAGCATTAAAGGATTAGCATTTGCAGTCCAAACAAACATATACAAGTATGGAATCAGACCAACTTATATTTATGATAAAGCACTTGACGAGTTTGAGGAAGTATTACAGGATTTTCCTAATAATGTTCCACAAGAGCTTATTCCATATGTTAATGATATTTACGATGCTGTTGCAAATGATATAAACATATTTCTAAACCAAATGATAGAAAGAGAATTAGTAATAAATAGATAAAGATGAGTTTTGATTTAACAATTAGACAAGCACCATTAGCAGTAACCCCGTCCCATAGTGACCACACTTGGAATGTTGTGTTAAATGATTGGAGCGGATTTACCGATATTAAATTGGTTGTAGATGTGTATAAAAATCCTTATCAAAATGATAGTGGTTCTACCCAAGATTACGGAAAAGTTGCTAGGTTGATTGTTCCACCTAACCAATTTGGTAATTGTATTTTTAATGTGGAAACTATTATCTATAATATTGTGGATAAAAACCCAAGAGGTATGGCAATGGTTTACAATATTGCTAATCCTGCAAATACCACAATGAATGCTTATCAAGTTCAAGTAGCTCAATCAAGTGGTGCATCAAATACTCAATTAACAAACCAAGCTAACATAACCAACGATACATATGGCACAATTGCATTCTCTAATGGTTTTAACGGAGGTTATGCAGGTTTTGAGAACATATATCAAGTTAATGAATATCGTTTAATTTTGGGGGTGCAATACACAAATAGTGGGGGCACAACCGATGTTATTATTGATACAAATTATTCAGCCTACACAGGAAACACAGGGTCAACAATTACATTATCTGCATCATCACAACCTTACGGAGTTATGATTTGGCCAGGTGTTCAGGAAAATAAGTTTTTAGGTGTTTCTACAAACCCCAATTTTACAAACTATTACAATAATAATAATCTTAACGGACAATTTAATTTCCAAAATCTTCAAGTATATGATTGGGCTATGAACCAAGGTGTAGCTCCATTTGATGTTCCTGGTAATTTTATGGCAACTTATGGTGTTGAAACAATACCTATGACTGCATTTGGTGGTTCAGTTAAACAAACAAGATGGAGAACACATTATTACAAATGTCCTATATTAGTTGGATTTATGTATGGTGAAAACCCTTTGTATGATAATTCAAGTGCAATAGGTTCAATATCTTATTTAACCAAATCATTAAACAACGGACAAATGAATTATGATGTAGCACAAACATCACCAGTTGGAGCATCAAGCGGAGCAACACATTTTTCTTATCTTAATCAAAGAATAGCATATGGATTATTCAAGCATAATCCTAATGTTAGAACAGATAGTGATGTTGCTGTGTTTCTTTCAAGTGCAAGTTGTGATAATACAGGAGCAGATGCTGTTAGTGAAATAGTCCAATATAAAATGGTTGGAGAAGAATGCTTTAATGACCCAGTTTATTTTCTTTTTATGAATAGACAAGGTGTCTGGGATACTTACACATTTACCAAAAAGTTTACCAAGAAATATGGTATGAATAAAAAAACATATTCATCACAGAAATCATTAAATACTCAATTTTGGAATAGACAATCTTACGACGAAGGTGAAACCGTATTTTATGGTGATGCTGAAGAATTGGTTACTGTGGATAGTGGATTTGTTTTACAAAATGATGTTCAGGTTATTGAGGATTTACTAATGTCCCCATATGTTTATATGATAATGGATAATTGGATTCCTGCAGATAATCAAAGTGAAATTACCCCATATTTAATTCCATGCACTGTAGAAAATAAAGATGTAAAACAATACATTAACAAATACGAAAGAATATTTCAATACACAATTGAGCTTAAACAGGTTCCTTATAGAAACTTTATTTTACCTTTCTAATATATGTTAAGAATAAGAACAACAATACAAGGGGATAATATATTCCTTGATTTATACAAAAATGAACCTGTTATTTTGTCTATGTCTTTTGCTGAATTGCAAGATGTAACAAAAAAGAATTCCAATTATTCTAAAGCATTTTCATTGCCAGGTTCCAAAACAAATAACTTGGTATTCAATTTCTTTTACGAGCTTAATTCTGTTCCTACCTCATTTGACCCAAACAATAAGTTTAGTGCATCTTTAATGTGGGACGGATACGAAATTATGGTTGGATATATTAGATTAAATGGTGTTACTATTGCAAATGGTGAAATTATTTATCAGGTTACATTTTACAATCAAGTTGGAGATTTAATGGCAAATATTGGGGATGCATTCCTTTATGATTTGGACTTAAATTATCTTAACCACCCATATTCTCAAGAGGTTATATTACAATCACAAATAGACCCCAATTTATTCCCGTTAATTGGAACAACCAATTATTCTTATCAAAATGGAAAAACTATGTGGGGTTTATTCAATATTGGTTATGAATATGTTAGTGCAAATACAATTAACCAAGCAACCACACCATTAGTTCAGTTTTCCCCAACATATAGTAATCAAGTTTATTTACCATTGCCAGGTTATTTTGATTTTAGTGGAACACCTGTGCATGATTATTATTTTAAGCCAGCAATACAAATTAAAGAATTATACGAACAAATTGTCCGTGAAGCAGGATATATTGTTCAGAGTGATTTTTTTGAGACAGCATATTTTAAGAGATATTATTTACCATTAAAGTTTGTTGATGAAACCATATATTCACGAAATGCAATACCAGCTTGTTATTCGTATCTAAATGAAAGTTTAGGTGAATTAAATCAAGCACCATATTATACTTATACTGACCCAAGTTCAGGGGTTACTTGTAATAGTTTAGGATGGATTGGAAGTAGTTCAAGTTTATTTATTAGTTCAGCATATACAGGAACTTATCAATTTAATTTTCAGTTTACAATTAACCCAATTCGTGATTGTGATTTATTTGGACCTGGTGTTGCAAACTATGCAGCATTATATGTATTTGACGGAACAAATACATTTCAACTTTATTATACTGATTATTGTGATTATACCCCACAACAAGTATCATTTGTTCAACCAATATCAATTACAGGTAATACCAATTTATCCTTTTATTTTGAGGGGTTAAATGTTGAGATAGTAGGTTATACCCAAAGTGTGGTAAACGGTCCCAGATTTATCCCAGATGGTTCTATAATCAATTATGATATTGAGTTCCCACCAAATGATTACAAGCAAATAGATTTTATTACATCAGTCAACAAATATTTCAATTTAGTTGTTGTTCCTGACCCAGATTATCCTTCCAATTTAATTGTGGAACCTATTGTAGATTATATCGGTAAAGGTGTGGTATTAGATTGGACCGAAAAAGTTGACTTAAACGGAAACCAAAATATGTATCCAACTAGTTCATTGCTTAATGGAACATTAGAGTTTGAGTTTAAGTTAGACCAAGATTACGCCAACCAAGATTTTAAGGGACAAACAAACAGAATATTTGGAACAGATAAGTTCCAATTAGGATTACAATATAAAGATGCAACCACCAAGTTTGATTATATTTTTAGTTCCCCAATTGATATTACCATCAATAACTCAAATGTTGCTTTATTGACGCTTAATTCAATGTCTAAATTAAAACAAGTGGATGTTTCAGGACAAACACAACAAACATTTGTTCCATTTAAGATATTACCAAAATCAATTTTTAGAGGATTAACTCTTCCAAATGATAATTACGGATTTATTAACCAAACAGGATTTACCACAGCAAATACCACTTGTCATTCAGGAGTAACAATAAATGTTTCAACTGCAGGATATATCAAATATAATGATTGTATTGGTAATACATTTTACCAATATGTTTCAACAGGTATTCAATCAGTCGGTGGAGGACAATGTATAAATTATACAACAATATCACCAGGTTTTCCTTTAAGTAATATTGCCAACTTTACCACATATAGCACAGGAGCAGGTTGTAGTGTTTTAGTTAATCAAAGCATTTATCAGCAATGGTATATGAACGGATATGCTCAAGACAAATTCTTGAACATGAATAGATTTACCACCTATCCATTTGCCTACACAGGATTTTCACATTATATCAATTTTAGAGGTGAGGACCAATCAAACGTAACCCCACAAGAATATGTTTTTGATAGTGAGGATTTGTATAACATTTATTATCAACCTTATGTTGATGATATTATTAGTGAACAGAATAAGATTTATGCATGCAAGATTTATTTATATCCCCAAGATATAAAACAATTAAGATGGAACGAAAAAATATTGGTTGGAAACAATTATTTTAGAATTAACAGAATTACAAACTTTAATGCACTTGAACCTGCAATATGTGATATTGAATTAGTTAAATTAACCAAAGATTATTTACCACATAGAAAGTTATATTACAAAATGACACCTTGTGCTGGTGGGGATATAAAATATTCCAATAGTGATATAATGTTTAATTTATTTGCATATGCTGGCAATTATGTTAAATTATATGAAGATGATTTAACTTATCTTGGTTGCTATAATGTTGCAATTGATGGATATAATCCTTTACATGAATATAAACATTATTGGTTAAGTTCAGGTTATACTCCAAATCTTGTGGGTGTTTATCCTAATTGTGGATGCACTGGTAGAACCTCATTTGATATAGTTCAACAAGAACCAGGTATACCAACTTATTTTTGGTTTAATGGAACAGATTGCACTGATAGTGGAACAACTTATACATTTAAGTCAACATTAAACACATTAGATATTACCAAAACATATAAAATTACCAATACAGCAACAACTCAAACCTATTGTGTGTATAATGTAGATAATAGCTTTACCAATCCAACAGATTATGTTTTAATTGATACAACAGAATATGCTGATTGTGCTGATTGTTATTATATTCCACCTACCGCTACTCCAACTAACACTCCGACCTCAATGACACCCACACCCACACCTAGTAATGAACCAACCCCTAGTCCAACGAATACACCTAGTTCAACTCCAAATGATACTAGTTGTTGGTATTATACCAATTATTTTTCTTCAATGTGGTATGGTAATTATCAAGATTGCACTGGCATTTGGTTCTATAATGTATCATTATTCCCTGATGAAACTATTTGTGCTGTTGAAGGAAGCGTTTATACAATAGCAGGAGCATCATTAGCAAAAACAACACCGTGTAACCTATAAAAAATTATATTTATTAGTATGAATTGTATTAACTATTATCACAATGACCCCCAAGGAGGTTCTAAATATGTTTCAGGCACAACTTGTTCAGGCGTTGTTGGTGCTTTTACTTTAATTTATGGTCAATCTATTTGCATGGATAATGAAATGCCTTTAATTGCATGTGACAATATGCAAATTGGAGATAATTGTATTGTTACAAACACACCAACTCCTAGTAATACAGCAACTCCAAGCGTTACACCAACTAATACTGCTACTCCGACTAATACAAGCACTCCAACTAACACACCAACTAATACTGCTACTCCGACTAATACAGAAACTCCTACTAGCACTCCTACGAACACTCCAACTAACACACCGACTTCAACCACTGTTGCTGTTTGTCCTCAAGAATTATATTTTTCAGGCGCCAGTCAATCAAATTCAACAGGAACATATACAAGACAAACAGTATTTACAGGTGGAACATATAATGGTGCTTATGTTTCATCAGTTGGATACAATATAACATATGGAGCTGATTCAAGTGGAAATACTTGGTCAGTATGGGCTGGTCCAATAGTAAGCGGAACTTATTGGCAGATAATGAGACAAATTATAGGAGGAGGTAATTCATATGTTTATTATGGTTCAACAGGAAATTATATGTGGAATGGTGGAATAAATACAAATGCTGGTTTAATATCATCAACAGAATATACAAATATAAATGGTATTCAATTCTTAAAACCTGGTGTTCAACAAACTCAAGGAACAATAACATATCCTATTAGTTGTCCCACCCCCACACCGACTGCTACAAATACAAGCACTCCAACTCCTAGTGTAACTAATACAAACACACCAACTGCTACGAATACAAGCACTCCAACTAACACATTAACACCTAGTCCAACCGTAACAATTGGATTAACACCAACTGCTACGCCAAGTCAAACCGCAACTTTAACTCCTA